TGGTATATAAGTTTCCATAATTAGTATTGATTAGTATGGTGCTAATATACAACTATATAAATTAGTTATCAAATTGTTTTGTGTAAAAGTTATTAACAGATAGTTTGTTTATAACTCCATTAATTGTAAAATAGGTAGTTTACCATTATCTAGTATAACTGCACAACCTAGAATTGGTTTAGCAGTATGGAATTTTGCATATCCATAAGCAAAACTTTTATAGTCTATACCGTTTGGTGCTTGTAAACCGAATTTTAAATCATTAAGACTAGCTGTATAGTCTATAAATGATTGTGTATGTATATGACCTTGTACCATTGAGTAACCCCAGTTTTGAACTCTTTTCATAATACCTTTACCACTACACCCTGTGCCGTGTGTATAAAGAACGTTATCGTGTATAAATTGTTCTTCAAAAACCCAGTCAGGACAACCTAAAACTTCGTTTAATGTTCTTACCCACCGTTTGTCTATCCCTACGTCTTCAACTTTACGAGCTATGATTAAATCGTGATTGCCTAACGTTATTGTTACTCCATAAGGTACAGTATCATTGTTGAATACTTCGTGCCATTTTTTAACTTGTTCTATTGCCATTGTAAGTTCGTACTTACCGTCTGTTTCTGTTGAAGTATGGTGAAAGCTCGCAAAATGATTATCAATTAGGTCACCTGTCATTGATACGGCATTACAATTATATTTGTCATATACAGACTTAACGAAACTAAGGTAATTTTTATGTGTGTACGGTAAATGAATGTCACCAACAACTAGTCTATTTACCTTAGTTCGTCTCATCTCTTTTAAAGCCACTATTTCGTGTGGTTTTAGTCTGAATCTATTTGACTGCATCTTTACCAAAGTCTGCTACGCCTTGCGCACCTGTTAGTGCAACTAACGCCCAAAAGATATTAGACACGCTTTGTTCGTCAGTTCCTAGTGCTTCTGCTACTAAAGGTACTACGATTGCCGCGATAGTATACCATACTTTTTTTGACTTTAAAATTGTCATAATTAAATACTGTTTCATAATATAAAATTTAAGGTTAATATTCGTATGTCCACATAACGTTTTTATCCTTTACAGGGTCTACGTCACAATGTACAAAGTTTGATAAATAAGAAACACCTAGTCTGTTAATTCCTACAGTCATAAGTGCATTTATTAGTAAGTATCTTTCTCTACTTCCGTTATATGCTATATCTGCTGCTAGTCCAAGTTTATGACTTGAGCCTATTCTTGCTTTAAGCACATTGTCGTTATAGTGTTCGGTTCTATATCCTGATGTTATTTTAAATATCATTTGACCATCTACTATATCACGTGCTTTGTCTAATAGTGCTACAAATTCTCTATTCATTTGCAAACCGCTTTCAGGTTCGTCAGGACTTGCGAACTCTTGTAAGTTAAAATACTTGTATGTCATTAATACATACTTTTTTTCTTCTTCTTTTTCTTTTTAGGCATTGTACTTTGTGAATTTATAAATTGTAAATAATATTGCTAGAACTAAAGATACAAATGTAAGCATCTCATTGACTTGCGCCATACTTAATCCTATTGCACTAACGTTTGCTAGTCCTACCTGTGCTGTGTCTTTTATCTCGTTCATTTTTTAAATAGCTTTTTAGTGCTTTCTCGTTTTTTGGTTTAGGTTTGTAATACTTTCTACTCATTTAGATCAGGTGTTAAAAAGTCACTTAATGTAATATCACCTTGTCTGTCTCTAACCTTTTCTAAATTTAGACCTGAATAAAACGCATTTTTAGAAGGTGATATGTCTTCGTTAGTGTTTGTATTTAATTCAGGGTAACTACTATTGTTATGTCTTAAGAAATCAATTAGCCTTTCAGTAAAGAACTCTGCTGTGTTTCTAATTTCTTCACGTAAGTCGTTTGCTTCTTGTCTACTTAATGGTGTACTGTTTTCTGCTGTCTTTTGTACTATGTTATTGTTCATTACTTTAAATCGTAAGAATGGTATACACTCAAAAAACGCCCAATGTACTAAAGCGTCTTGTACGTATTCGTCTACTAGGGTTTCGTAAACTCCTGACAACGTGCCACCTGTAATTTTACTTTGTAGAGCTTCAAAAAGGTCTGTACCTAATACACGCTCTATGTGTTTTTTTTGTGCTACTTTTACATAGGGTAAGATAAATTCTATATCTACGTTACCACCTATAGCTGTAGAATCTTTTAACTTGTTTTCTGATATAAATAATACGTAACTCATTTTATCTCTTTTTTACAAATCCGTTATTAGGTAAATCTCTAGGTGCTACTGAAACCTCTTGTGCGTTTCTAGGTAGTTTTACACCTCTACTTCTAGCTTCTGTTGAGCTTATCACTTCGTCACTATTTTTAGGTCTGCTACCTTTTTGTACTAATATTACTCTAAACCATTTATGTCTACAATTACCACCCCCTTTATACTTCCATATTGAATAAGTGTTAGCACCACCCTTACCCCAACCAGGATTTACTGCACGTCTACCCATAGCTAATATGTCTTCTTTTCTATAAACCTTATTGGCTTTTATCATTTTATTACAAAATTCTCTTTCACCTGTTTTTGCACCTGCATATCTATATCTAACTCTATATATGTGGTCTTGATACTTTTCTTGTTTAGTAGTCTGATCTTGTCCTGACTTTCTGTTAGTATATGCACTTCCTGTACTAGTTAATTTTATATGATTTGTGTTTAAATCATTTTCAAAGTCAAAGTCTTCTAGTTCGTCTTGTGCTTCTTCTTCGTTAATTATTTCCCATTCTTCACTTATTTCTTCACCATATTCTTCTAAACATTTATCTAGCTCTGATTTTTCTTCTGACATTCTAGTTTTTGTGTCTTCGTGTTTTGCACAAGGCATATATACCTTTTCTCCGTTTAGTTCGTGTTCGTGAAAACCTTTACAACCTAGTTCTTTTGCTTTTATTAGTGCTTCTTCTACTGTACTATAAACAGGCATACCGTCAATATCACCTACTTTAGCTAGTTTTTCGCTTTCTAAGTTTTCTTGTTCTAGTGGTTTAAGTCCTAGCTTTTCTCTAATCTCTTCTTTTGTCATTACATTACGCATATCCTCAACGGTGAAAGTAGTCATAATAGGACTAGACTGTACTATTTGTAAGTCTGATTGTATATCGTTTACTAATAGTATTTTTTCTATTGTTTTTAGTATGTGTTCCTGGTAAGGTTTTACAACTGTGTTTTGATATATTTCAAACGCCTGCATAAGTTCGTCACGACCACCTAATTGACCTTCTGTTTTAACTCCTAATAACATAGGACTTGTAACCCTGTGGCCTGTCATTATGTTTTGTACTAATAGTTCTTGTAATGCTAAATATTGCTTGTCTGCGTTGCTTACTTCAATAGGTGTTATTTCTGCTGCTCTGTCTTTACTATCTGAAAAACTTAAAACAAATTTACCTGCGTTTCCTGATCCTGTAAACTTCTTTTCTATACTACGTTCTATTTGTAGTCTTTCTTCTGCTGTAGGCACTCCATTGTTCATATTAATAAAATAAGAACCTGAGAAACCTCTTTCAATGTTGCCTAAATGATACTCGCTTACTTTTTGATCAATTAACGCCCAGTTACACGCTGAACTATAATCAGGTGTGTAGTACATCTCCATATTAGGACTGTAAAGACCTGTGTATAGTATCTGACTAGGTGTCGTTCTGTCTAGTGGGTTAAATGCTGCAACCTCTTGTGGTTTATTTCGCCTTACGTTGCTCCAATCTGCTGAAATATAATATTTGTCTACTCTACCCATTGCATTCGGTAAACCTACTCTAAGACGTTCTACAGGCACGTGATATATTTCTGCTACCTGTCCTGACTTAGAATATATAACATTTAGAGCAAAACCACCTTGTAGTTTAAAATCAAAAGCACATTTTTTAAGAACCTCGTGTAGTGTTTCTTTACTATTAGCGTTTTTAAAGAAGTTTTCTAGCTTTGCGTTTAGCTCTACACTATCTGTTTCTTTTGCAGTTATGTCTTGTCCTGCAATCATTTGTGCAGTAGCGTTAATTATAGCTGAATGAGTGCCTGAATTGTAGTATAGATCAATAATAAATTGTGGGTACAGGTTTTTGTAGTCGTCTGTACCATACTCTATCCAGTTTTTACCACGTGCTTCTTGTATTTGTGGTGCTGTGCTGTACTCTAAGTTTATGTTAATTAAATTTTCCATTATTCTGTTGTTGTCCAATTAGAACTTTGTAGCTCTATTAGTATTTCTGCGTGTGTGTAGGTATCAACGTCATTTAAAAATAAAGGTGTTTCACCATTCCATTTAGCTATAAATAGTAAACCATCATTAGATACTCTTATTGTTTCTCTACTAGACTGTAATACTTTGCTAAAGTCAAATATTAATTCTCCTTCAGCGTCCACTTCGTCTAATAATTCTATGTCACATATTGCGTATTTTCTCATATTAACTTGGTACGTCATTTGTTATATCTGCTTCTGTCATATTTATCATTGAACCGTAAACATTTTCTACTGTTGATGTCCTTGAAACTGTGCTACCTTCTGTTTTTATATATTCACTAGCTTGAAAACCTTCCTCTAACATAGCACCCCAAAAATATATAGCGTTACCTACTGCTTCATTTTCTCTATCGACATCTACTTCAACTTGTGTCGTAGTTCCGTCTGCTACAAAATAAAAACTAAATCTATACCATCCATTATCTTTTTCAAATAATTGTATTCCGTCTACTGTACCTGTACTTGCATAAGTGCTTGTAGTAGCTATTACACCATCAAATGATATAGAACGCCTAAATAATGTACCACCTGATACCCTAGCCATAAAACTTGTTTTTCCTGTAACATTTTGATTTTTAAAAAAGCCACTCATAACATAAGTAGTACCACTTACAGTTGTCACGTCTATATGAACTCCTGCATTTTCATTATCACTTGTTGTAGTTAATTTATAAGCAGTATTAGTACCGTCAGGTGCAGTAAAACCAGAGGTTCTAGTAACATTACTTTGGCCCCATTGACTTAAATCTTCTGAATGCGTTACTAAATTTGTTGTACTTATGTTAGCTAAACTAGGTGCTATCATATCATTTATAAAAGGGAACTTGTCTAATATACCGTCACCAAATCTATAGTAGTTTCTAAGATTAGAAGAGCTGTAAGGTATTGAATTTAATTTAAGGTTGGTAGGTTTTCCACTATTATATATCTTTGTTACTTCTTCTTCTGCTAATGCTCTGTCAAATATTGCTAGTTCGTCTATTTTGCCTAAAAACTCTACTGCTCTGTCGCTAAAGTTTCTTGCACCTATTTTTGCATTTGTAGTTACGCTTACTTCTTGTGTAGTAGTAGCACTATCAACTAAAAGCCCATCAATATAAAGTTTTTGTGTTGTACCATCATAAGTAGCTACAATGTGATGCCATTCATCAACGCTTAATGCACTACCTGAAGTAATATCAGAGGTATTAAGTTGGTATGTTACAACTTCTGCAGATGATGCAAATATTCTTATACCGTCATCATTTTCGTCTCTTGAATCAAATATAGTTTTACTAGAACCACTATTAGTAATTTTAACCCAAGTGCTTATAGTGTGTTGTGTATAGCTTATAGGTTCTACTAACTGTATAAAGTCATCTACACCATCAAATTCTACGCTATGCTCGTTTTGGAACTTGTAGACAGGTTTGCCTATACTTTCTAAATTAGATAGTTTTAACATTTAGAGTGTGTCGTTCTTGTATATTAACGCTAAACCACTACTAATAGTTATAGCTGTAAATGATAAAAATAATGTAGTGCCTGCACCGTATGTTTGGTGTAGGTTGCTATCTGTACCTGTTACGTTAGAACCTGTGTCTAAGTTTGTAACTACAGTCTCTATAGGAAAAGATACTGCGTAACAGTCCTTACCTGTTACTGCTCCTGTGCCTGATACTACTATTTCTACGCCACCCTTACCTAATTGTTCTGATAATAATTCTTGTGTTGTGTCCATTTAATTTGTGTATATATAATTTGTACTTGTTGTTTCTGTATATTGTGTGTATTTTACCTGCTCACTACCTACTGTTTCGCTTACTAATAATTTGCCTTGTTCTACTAAACCCTGTACTACGCCTTTTTGATTGCTTGCAGGTGATAATACTTCTGTCTCTGTGTCAGGTGCGTGTGTTGAATCTAATGTAACACTTGCACTTTGCCAAGTCACCTCAAATATTTCATACTTCCAAAATCCATAAGGTTTAAAATTTATTGCACCTGTAAATACGTCTTCTGTTGTGTTATGTGTCAAAGTAAAATCTGTATACCTTTCTCTAATTGTTTGACTTTGTCCGTATGCGTATTTTACTGCGCCTGATAGATCATTAGTAAACTTACATAAAAACCTAGTCTTATTAGCGTTAGCGTTATTATTAATTCTTTTGTCTTCTGTCGTGACATTAAACGTAGCTGTAGAACCGTAAGTAACGTGTTGCATACTATATAATAGAAAAACTTTTAATTTATTTTATAAACAAAAAAAAAGGTGGTAAAATACCACCCTTCTTTACTTATGAAAACATATATTATGTTGTAGTTACTGTTGCTGTAAACGCTGAGTTGTCAAACGGTACGCTAGTGTAATCTGCGACAATACAAGCAGGGTAGCTTTCTTGTCCACTAAATGTAAGGTCTGAACCTGACATGTCACCTAGAGCTGCACCTGATGCGTTAGTACCTGCATTAAGCTCTAAACCATTCTCTAAACCTAAAGCGACTATAACTCTTTTACCTGAAGTATTGATTTGATTTAATTCTACAAATACAATTAATTTATTTCTTGATAAAAGTTTTATTTCGTTTCTGTCTGCTATGCTTAGTTTGTGTAGTTTAATGTTTACTGACTGGTCAAAGAATATTGTACCATTTTCTGTACTACCTGTGATAGTCTCAGTAAATGAACCTGTACCCCTAACTAACTCGTACTTAAATAGCTCTTGTCCTGTACCACTACCTGATAAATCTAAGTCTGTAATAGTACCTGATGCTGGTTCAATACCTGCACCTGCTGTGTTACCATTTATAGCTGCGTCTGCGTGCTGTACAAAGTATACTGCCTTTACACCACCTACGGTGTCTCTACAATCTAATTGTCTTCCTGTTGTTAATTCACAAGCCATATTTATTGTTTTAAGGCAGTTTAAGAGGGTTTTGACACCCTCTCTTACTGCAAGTTAATTATTAGTCTAATCTTACTATATCTGCACCTTGTGCGTGTTGCGTACCACCTGTAAACTTAGCTACTACTCTGATGTTGTCAGAACCGTCTAAGTCACCCATATCTAACATTTTGATTTCTGTGTGGTCAGAAACTAGGTCTGTACCAAAGAATAAGTTAGACGCTTGTGCTGCTGCCATTTTGTTATCTACCATACCTGGACAAACTGCAATCTTAATACCGTTAAACATTGGTCTGAAACCTTCACCCATATTGTATAGTCTTTCGTATCCTGCTGCTGCTTGATTAGCTAAGTAAAGTCTGTAAGACGCTACTGACATATAAATATATAAGTCTTCTTTAGTGTATACTGCTGAAGGTATTGCGTCTACAAGTATGTTTAGGTTTTCGTCAATGTTACTATTTGAAAACGCTGTAGCTGCACCACCTGAGTTATCTGCTTCTACGATAGCTGTGTCATTCTCAAAGTGTCCGTTACCTGCTTGCATAAATCCTGTGAACTCACCTGAATTTGAATCTAATCCGTTCCAAATGCTAGTTTCTACTGAATCTGCAATAGTTGATGAAAGGTAAGAAACTACAAAAGCTGCAAAGTCGTCAGACATACCGTCGTTATGTCTACCTGCTTGCATCTGTGCTGCTTGCCAATCTGCTAGTAAATCTTTTTTGCATAAATCTACGTTAATTTCTAACTGTTTTGGAGTTAAAACACGTTCTGTGAGCGTGAGTGTACCTGCGTCTGTGAAGTCACAAGTTGCGTCTTTAATAAGTCCTGACGTAGCTACTTTTGTAATGTTTCTTTTAAACTTTACATTTTCTAGTACAG